ACCTATCAGCACCTGGCATCGTAGATTGCATGATGGAGTGGCCTTAACAGACTGTGATTTTCTGCCTATTTGTCCTGCTTGTGCGGCCCCATTGCTTATAGCTGATACGATTTATAATAGAGATAACAGATTTAAAGGCAAATCAGACTGGTTAAATAAACCATATAAATTTATAGCTCAAAAATGCGAAATTCCATTCTTCACCATTTGGTACACCGTTCAAGAAATTTCTGAAAAAGAAAGACCGATTATAGAATTTAATATTAAAAGACAATATCCATATTCAAACAAACCAATCCAAACACTTACTCCAGATCAGATGCTTCAATATCTTGAATGGAAAGTTCAACAACATATTCCAGAATGTAATAGCAAAGAATATTTGCTCAAAAGAGTAACCGCTGTAACAGAAACCAACAGCAAATTCGAAAGACTTAATAATTATGTCAAACTTCTATCTCAATGATCAAAATATATTAATTAACGGAAATCTAACTCCGTTACAGTATCGCATCTATAGTTATTGCTGCGCTCAATTTAATGTAAAGAAAATGAAATCTTTTATCCGTATTGTAAGCATTGGTGGACAGTACCAATTAACAAAAGAAGAAGTGGAAGAAATACTTATTCAATTAAATAAAATCAAAATGTATGACCGAGAACTTATCAGTATAAAAGATAATGGAGAGTATATTGAATTTGATATGCCAGCACATAAATACTTTTTAGAACAAGTTGGTTTTAAAAAATTTAAAACTTATAAAGGATGGAAAGCGATCAACAGTTATTTAAAAGAAATTCGCCAGGTCGAAAAAGAATATTTATATAAAGATCTGGACCAATACCAACTCCAGGAAAAATTAGAAAGTTTGCCAATAGAGGAACTTAATAAAATTAATGCAAAGGATCTTCTTTATCCTTGGGTTCTCAAAAGTGCTAAATCAGCTAAATAAAATAATTAAAGATAAAATTAAGATTGAAGATAAGATTGTTCGTATCTTAGTTGATGCTTACTTATGTGAAAGATATTTATCAAAACCTCACAACAGGCGATGTCCTTCAATGTATTCACTTATCACAACATGTTACGATGTTACTGATTTTGGGTATCATGAAAAAGCTTTGCTTAAGCTTAGAGCAACTCCGCAGCAATTAACAAATTATTCTTACGCAATAGATCTACTCTTAATGATAAAAGAAGATGTATCAGATGATCCTGTATTCGCAAGGAAGCTTTTGTGGTTACGAGCAAGCCGCATTCCATTTACTAAACTTGCTAAGCTTTATGGTTTCCATAGAACAACTCTTAAAAGAAAGTATGAGATCATATTAGAACGTCTGGCAGAAAAAGTTAGAGTTAATTCTATTGACAAGTTCGACAAAATATTTATTTAATTCAACTATCATCAAATAAAAATATTTTTTTCCAGAACATCTTATTCTCCTAGCCTAGACAGACTAGCCAACAGCTGTATAATAATAAATTGATGGAAGATTCGTAATAAAAAGAAATTGTTTTTAATTTTCTTTTTTCTCTTTTTTTCTTTTCCATCAACTAAATTCCAGAATGAAATTAAAACTACAATGTCAGAGTAAGACAAGGCAATCTGGCTATACTCAGCAATGCAATGGTGTAGGCATAGTTTGCAAGAACGGAAATATCCGTTGTAAAAACCATGCTGGTAAATCTACTGGTCCTGTAAGTAAAGATGGCAAAGCTAAATCTGTTCAAAATATTAAAAACTATAATGACAAAAGAAATTCAATTAACAACAAGCCTAAAAACAAAGCTATTAAGCCTTCTAATGACTGGAGTTCCTTTATCGAAGCTCTGCAAAGAAAAGGAGATGCCTAGTCTATCGACTATTTATTCACTCATTGCCAAGCATCCAGATTTTGCTAAGGATTTGCTCCTGGCCAGACGTTGTGGAGCGCAATCGTACATCGACCAGGCAATCGAAGCTCTGGAAACTGCGGATAATTCAAACATTCATGTAGTTAGAGAGAAAGCTAGTATGGCGAGATGGATGGCTTCAAAGCTAATTCCTATCTATGGAGAGAAGCAACAGATTATTCAAGACACTAAAGTGGAGATAACTTGGAATGTTCCAGAACAGAAGAGTTACGAGAATGAAGTAAATATAACTCCTCACAATACTATTCATGAACTTGCTAAAGCTAATCCAAATAAAAGTTATAAAGAATTAGAAAAGAGTTAGTTTCAAATAGTTAGGTATTATAGAGAACAAACAAACGAGCTTCTTGCGTCATGGAGTTTAGATATAAAGAATAATTCACCAGGCATTCACCGTCTGCTTAAATAATTAAAGTATAACTAAGTAGAGTAGTCGATCATTCATCAATTAACTTGAAAAAACTGGTGGAAAATAAAAAGATTTCCTGGCCAAGGTACTACACCACCAAAATTGGTGGCGGTATTGATTACTTATACTTATCGGTGCAACAAACACAAACGTATGAACAAGCTTATAGATTACATTCTTAGCATTATCGAAACCTGGAGCGGCAAACTGAATTGCTATACCTGGAATAAGCGATGGAAAAATAGAGAAGATGGCTACGGTTACAAAAAATAAAGATTTTATAAAAGATAAATTTAAAAATGTTTCTGCAATAAGTTTTTCTACTTATCACAATGAGCTAATGATTAATTTCACAGGATTTGAAGATCATGAAGATCTTAAAGAGTTCGCAGATTTTGTATTTGCAAAAATAAAAATGCGGTATTCTCATACGGAGGAGCCGCCAACTATACATTGATATGACAGAATTAATAATATTCATCCTCATAGCTGGATTTATTTTATATAAGTTTAAGCATAAGTGGATTAAATTTTTTACAAAAGATAAATAAAAATGAAGGTGGTAATTCCTTACACACCGAGGAAACAACAAGCTTACCTTCACAGCAATTTAGATAAATTTAGATATAGTTTATTATGTTGCCACAGAAGATTTGGCAAGTCAGTTTTGTGCATCTTACATTTAATTAAGTGTGCGATGATGAATAAGCATCACAATCCAAGATATGCTTACATAGCGCCAACTTATTCTCAAGCCAAGAAGATAGCCTGGGATTATTTAAAACACTACACAGAGAAAATTCCTGGAACGAAATGGAATGAAAGTGAATTGCGTTGTGATTTTATTAATGGAGCTAGGATTACTCTGCTTTCATCTGAAAATCCAGATAGCATAAGAGGTATCTATCTTGATGGCTGCATAGTAGATGAGGCGGCAATGATTTCTGAAAATTTAATAAATGAAGTTATTACCCCAGCGCTTAGTGACAGAACAGGCTTCATGATTTTGGTAGGCACTCCAAAAGGAATGAATAATCTTTTTTACGATTATTACCAAAAAGCGCAATCTAGCAATCGATGGTTTCTCTACAGAGCAAAAGCTAGTGATACTGGAATTGTAGAAAAAGATGAGCTTAAAGCCGCTCTTGATGTCATGGGTAAGAGCCGATACATGCAGGAGTTCGAGTGTAGCTTTATTGGCAATATTGTTGGCTCAATATACGGTGAGCTTATTGCCTCCTTGGATGACAAAAAACAATTGTGTCGAGTTCCGCTAAATCCAGCCTATCCTGTAAGTACGTCATGGGATCTGGGATTTGCATCTGAAACTGCAATTATTTTTTTTCAACAAGTTGGAGGAGCAATTAACATTATTGATTATTATGAAAATCGTAATCAAGCATTTCCTCACTATGCTCAAGTGTTGAAAGAAAAGGATTATGTTTACGAAAATCATCATGGACCTCACGATGTTGAGATTACTGAATTTTCGACAGGCAAGTCCAGAATTGAAGTCGCTCATCAAATGGGTATTCCATTTAGAGTCGCTCCAAAGACCGCAATCGAAGATGGCATTCATGCAGTTAAAATGATGCTTCCTAGAATGTGGATCGATACAGATAATTGCAAAAAGCTTATTGATTCTTTGCGCCATTATCACCGAGTATTTAACGATAAACAAAGGACATATAAAATTAAACCAGTTCACGATTGGAGTTCACATGCAGCAGATGCACTACGAGTTCTTGCAACTGGATTAAACGAAGTTAGTTACCAAAACCATAAAAGACAATTGGTTGCGGAAGCTGATTACAAACTTATTTAAAATTATGGGATCTATATTTAAACCAAAAATGCCGCCACCTCCTCAAATGATAATGCCAGTCAAAGAAGATGTGCCATCTTATGAAGATGAAGAGAGAGAAGCTGCAGAAAAAGAAAGATTAGCATCTATAGAAAAAAAACGTAAAGGCAGACGTTCTACTATATTAAGTGGTTCAACTGGACTTAACGAAATTGAAGATGAAAATATTTCTAAAAAAACTTTATTAGGAGGCTAACGACATGGGTGGAAATGGCGGAGGCAATGGTGGCGGAGGCAACGGTGGAAGCAACGTTCCTGGAACACCAATTGTACCAGTAACAAGAGCTAAACCAAGAGAAAGAAAACGAAAAAGAAATATTTTAGAATACTCACCTACTTATCAAGCAATTAAATTTGTTGCTAAAACTATAAAAAATATTGGTACAGGTAATAAAACAGTTAAGAGTGGTGATACTTACGGTGGTAGAACGAAGTATGGTTATAACGAAAGAGCCGAAAAATCTAATTATGTTAATCGATCACCTTTAGCGAATAGAGATTCAGATGATAGAGGTAATGAACAAAATAATAATCAAAATATTAATTCAGAAGTTCAGCCTAAAGTAGCATCTCAAATGGATGCAGTAAAACCAGATATAAAACCAATTGGACCAACAGCAATTGAAATGTCTGAAGATGAAAAATTATTAAAGAGAAAAAGAAAAAAAAGAAGAAAAAAAAAAGATAGTAGCCTTTCGACCTATTGCCATTCAAAAACTTGAGGCTCTACAAAAACATTTCGAGAATGGTCC